ATAGTCAACATTATCTGGTGATGGATGGTGAATATACAGAATAAAGTTTTTCTTCTTTGGGTAATTCAGTAATACACGAGCAATAATTTTATTCCAATCAAACTTACCAGAAGTCATTGCCATAGTGAATGTGTTCTTATCTCTTAGTTCGTCAAGTTTTGCTTCAAGTTGTTGCGACCAATCATCTGAACTCCAATCAATCCAGACCTTACCCATAAGATTATTTTCTTGTTTCAACATCTCTTTTTTGGTAGTCTTTACAAGTCCAGTAACTTGAGGACTAGTCATGTAGAATATATCTTTTAACCAAGACTTATTGATAAGAGAATCTATAGCAATTCCTTTATTGAAATAACGACTAAGAAGTTGTTTCTTCAAATCATTATCTTCAGTTGGTTTTCTAAAGTTTTTCTGTCTTGGATTAAGCATCAATCCTAAACCTTCAAGATCAGTTTGATCAAACTTTTCCCAAATAGATTTTGGAATAATCATGGTTGGAACTTCAGCTGTTTTACCAACTTTAGATTTAGAGATACCTTTCCTTGTATGATTACCATTAATTACACGATGGTTTCCAACACCATCATAATCCTCTAATACATGACAAAGATAATTCTCTTTAATGTAATTCTCATCACCCCAATTATCATTAACCTTATCTGTAATATTCTTTACATGTTTTGTATCATCTTCAAGTCGTACTTGAATTCTCTTGTAACTCATCAAAGTTGTAATCAAAACATTTTGTATACAATAACTCAGATCACCATTTAAGATTGAATCATAAAGATCCTCAATAGATGAAAAAGAAGCAATTGCATGGATACCACCACCATTACTCTTATTATAATAATCTGAATTATCTTTCGCATTCACTTCAACTAGCATTTCACGCTCCTTTGTTGCCATATCAATATTGTAACCATAGTCTAAAATCTCATATATTATCTTTGAAGCTTTCGATAAATCTCTTGCAAAGATAGGACACTCACTAGAAAAGAAGTATGTACCATCATAAGGTTTACTTCTATAACCAATGTATATTTTATTAGTGTCTACAACTTTTATTTTATACAAATACCCTTCATAATTTTCTGGTGGACTTGGAATAATTAGCTCTATTCTATCACTATTTTCTATCATTGTCAACCTCTTTTTGCCAAACATTTCCAGGCATCTTACCGTTTGACCAAGTAATGTATCCTATATTTTTCATACCAACCTTTTCATAGAATCTATTTGCTGGTTTGTTTTCAGAACGAACTGTAAGATAAACATCTGTTCCTACATGGTCAAAATATTCTTTGATAACCTTTTCGGCATTACCACTTCCCTTAACTGAATTTACAATTTGATGAATCATATGAGAACCAGCCTCAACACGAACATCTGTATCTTTACCAATCTTTCTTGTCTGTTGATAAACTTGTTGTGTTATCAAAACACCATCTTGAAGAATAACCTGACCCCAACTTAATCTATTCTTTACATGAATACTTCTTACATGAGGAAACCATTCCTTATTATCATTAAATATTTTCCAAACTTCATCAAAGTCATTTATCGTAGCGTAGTTCAAAAGAAAGCCTCCAGTGTATTTACTCTAATGTGCTTGAACAAATCCACTGAAGTGTCTTTACCAAAACACCAAACATTCTCCATGTAAAGTTTGTTCATAAACTCATCCATTGCATCTTTATCAAAGTTACCTTCTTCATCTTTGAATACAGACGCACCTTGTGGGCGTTGCATAATTCTCATACCAATCTGTCCTAAGAAGTTAGGACGAAGCATATCTACAAGTTCATCACCAGAACGATATCTTTTACCATGCACTTTTGGGTCAAGAATATTTACAAGTAGAACACCGTTATCACTCAAAGAGTCAAAACTGTTTTGTGCAACTGGTAGATAAAAATCATCTCTCCAAGCTTCATATTCATTGAACTTTGCCCAAGATTGTAGTTCTTCTTTTTCCCCACCTTCATTATATCTTTCTGTAGAAAAATATGGTGGTGAAGTAAATGCACAATCAACATTATTAATTTCATCCCAAGGTAAATCTTCTGCACCACAATTGTAAATTTGAACAGTCTTTTTACCACGACTTCTATCGTAAATCTGGTCATAGAACTCAATCATTTTGTGATATCGTTCAAACGTATTTGGATTAGGATCACAACCAATATAGTGTGTTGCATTTGATGAATAGAATGCAGTCAGTCTATCACCCCAACCCATAGATGTATCTAGTATAGTTTTTGCATCAGACATTTCATAGATTGTTTTCGCAACAATAGGTTTGAACTGCGTTGCAATATAAGTTCCAAGACGAAATGCCATAGTGTATGTTTTTGGTGATAATTCTTTTGCATCATTGACACCTCTCCAAATAGGCCCGAATGCACCCCAAATATTATCACCATCTTCCCATCTGGTTACTGGTGCTTTGAACCCATAAGAACCACAACGCATACGCAAATCATTCATAAATGAATCTGCACAGTAATTAAAACTAGATGGGCCGTCAATAAAACCTAGTCCATATTCTTTGTATGAATATTTGTAGTCATCATACTTTTCAACAACTTCTTTTGTTGGAATAGAAATATAATCTGTGAACTTTGCTTTTTCTAACTTACGAAAGTTTTCTATAATCTTTTGTTGTTCAAATTCTTTTAGTGGATATGGTGGTTTCTCTCTTGTAATGTATTCAGAAAGAGTAGAACGAAAAAGTTCTTTACCATATTTTTCTGTGGTAGAAATAAACAAAGACTTATTCATAACTGGCAGCCCATTTTTATCTGCACAGTTTCTTAGTAGTTCATATAGTTCTTCATTTATTTCTGTTTTACTCATGTAAAAAAGTCCTCAAGTGTCATTTGTGTTCCATAGGAACGGTCGATATTCCATCCGATTTGATTCATAATAAAAGTCAAAGGTTCTACGAATGCTTTCTCGAACTGCTTATCATAGTCCAAATAGTGATGAATGTCAAGCTCTTTTGGAAGTTTAGTAAAGAATGAAATCACATTTGATTGCATTCGATTTGGTGTTCTCATATTAAGGAATTTGATTTTATCACCCTCTTGGATTAGAGGATATTTGTTTGTTAGTTTCTGTTGTCTACAAAAGTGATTATACAACAATGCACCTTTACAATGCATAGGAGCACCTTTAGAAAAGATATTCGCACCGTCACTCCATTTACCAAGTCCATTGACAGAACGAGGAAATGCAATCTCTTCTGGTGATAGTTTCATAAACTCTTCACGAAACTCTTGGATAAAGTCGTTTACATCTTTCTCTGTACCAGACATAATAACCTTTAGTGCCTGTTTAATTTTCTCACGACAAGGTGCTGGCGTAGATGACTTGACGGCCTCAATCCCCATAATCTTTAGAGAAGGTTCTTGATAACGAACACCTTCAACATCCCATGCATTGAGAATGTAACGCTTCTTTGCAGTCCAGATACCTTTGTCTGCAATCACCTCACGTTTCATCTGCATCTTTTGATCGTATGCGTTTAGGTATGTAGCAAGAGCCTGATAACTCTTATCAATAAAAGGTTCAATCTTCTCTTTAGCAACAGTGTCAAGGAAGTCCACGGCCCTCCCACGATATGAATCCTCCGATTCATCTGTTCTCTTTTTAAGCACACTATCAACCAGCCTGTCAAAAGTAATATATACCGAGTCTGTATCCGATGCAATAACATAATCAACTCCATTTGTGTTTAATATTTTGTTTAGGTAAAGATTTAGAGATTTCTCAATCCACCTAATAGATAGTTGTCCAGAGGTAGTAATACCCTCTGCAATACGCAAATCATAATAACGAAACCATTCATTACCAATCGCACCATAAGCAGAGTTTAGAGATATCTTTCTTGCCATTTGGATGTTTTGATAACGAGACACATCCTTGAAATATTTTGGATCTTTGGTATCCTCATATTGTTGTTTTGCCTGTAACATCTTTTTCTTGTAAATTGTACGGTCATTATACATCGACTGCATCATCTCTGGAAGAAAACCTTGTTCCTCTGTATTGAATATTGCACCATTTGGTGTAAAGGTTGCACGTTCAAAAACAGGAACTTTTTTGTTTTCTAGAAGATAATCCACATCTATACCAGAAGTCAAGTGACTAGTTGACTGTAATGTTTCAGGCGAAATATTATACTGCATAATCAAGTGTGGATATAGACTATTCAAATCAAAAGACAGAACCCACTTGTGTTGTCCAACTTGTGGCTCCTTGACATATGCACCAACATACTTCTCTCCCTTCAATGCGTTTGAAGTTTTTTGTGGTATTGCAATCTTCTTTTTTCTAAGATGATTGTAAATCAAAATATCCCAATACTTAACAGATGTAAATGAATCAGATATGTTTACTTTAGCTTCATATGTCATAGTCAATATCAAGTCAATAAGTTTCATCTTGTCATCAAGTCTATCGACAAGTTCAACGTCTTGAATATTGTAGTCTAGGAATGATTGATAGTCTTTTGTATACCAATCACGAAATGTTTCGTATGGGTTTTCATCCTTACGTTCACCAAGTTCTACGAATGCAATATGGTCAAGTCGATAAGACTCTTGTGCAGAATAGGTAAACTTACGATAGAGTTGCAAATAGTCAACTTCTTCAACACCCATGATATCATAAATCTGATCTTTCTTACCAAAGTTAGAACCTACCATACGAGAGTTGACTACACCCCAAGGCGACAGACGTTTCATTGCATCCTCACCAAGAACAGATTTAATACGGTTACAAAGATAAGGAATATCAAAGAACTCTGTATTCCAGCCAGTGATAATATCTGGATGGTCAGATTCCCACCATGCAAGGAACTGTGCTAGAAGTTCACGTTCAGTTGCACATTGAATATAGTGTACATCTTGTCTATCATTTTTGTATTCGTGTAATCCCCAAACCTTAATACGTCCAGTATCATGGTTCTTGATAGTAATAGATAACATTGGTTCTAATGCTTGGTCAGCATTAGGGAAACCGTTCTCACATTCTACCTCAATATCAATAGTGACAATACGCATTTGCGAACTGTCGAATTGTATTTGTTTGGGATATTGTTCTGCGATATATGTGTAAGGAAACTGTGTCATACCGAATACAAGATGCGGTTGACTTT